GCCAGTAGTTGAGTAATCGCCCACATCGAGCTTGTGACATTCGCTATTCGCGAATTGCAATTTTTTTTGCTCGCGAGAATCAATTAGAATCTTCCTCTTGGAGAAGTCATCAGACCATTCGGCGGGGAGCTTATCTTTAAACGGCGGAATTAAACCAGCAAGTTCGCAAGCTTTTGTATATGATCCAAACAATCTCTTGTATTCTTTGATTGGCGGAAGGTTGGCGAAAAATAGCTCAACCTCTGACGGTGCGAATGTGAGTTTTTTGTCTTCGGCTCTTTTTTTAAGCATGTCTAGGGCTAAATTCTTAGCGTCACTTTCTGGAGATACGTTCAGCCACTCAATCATATTCTCTCGTTGGGAGAAGTATGTGGAAAAGTATTCGTCCTTTTGCTTGAACTGGATGGCCTGTCGCGTTAATAGGTCTTTTCGAGGATAAAATTCGCAATAATAATCCGCCACAGTCATTCCGTGCGCTTTAAAATGCGCGTGGAGACTTCTTTCTGTTGGGAATTTTGTCCCGCACTTTTTACATTCAAACAACATCTTCTTTATAAATCCCGAGGATTCTAGCTCTCCATTGTTCCATACTTTCGAGTCTTGTAATTTCTTCTTCCGCCGCCAGTCTTTCCATTTCGGCGTGGTAAAGCATTTGCTTCCGCTCTTCCTCTTCTTGGAATGCACGAACAATATCCAAAAAGGTAAAATCATTTCTAGAAGAGTTTTTCAACCTATCCGCACGATCGCCCTGCAACTTCTTAATCGTATCAGAGACACGCTTCTGATTCTGTTGGTATTCCGAGGTTTTTGCGTTAAGCATCTCCGAAAACTTTACAGAAAATTCCGTAGGATCGTCTCCCATTTGGGTAAAAACCTCATTGAGCGTATTGATGTGGTTGGTTAAAACTTCCCCATTCACAATATCCTTGCAAACGTTCATATAAAGATTCAACTCATCCGCCGTTAAATCAGGCTTGTCCCAAGTCAAGCGCACAAACTCTTCCACGAACAAGTCCCTATCCTTGTGGTTCAAATACGAATCGCAGATACGAATAAACCTCATCGACCCCATATTGCACTTCAATTTTTCAACGTAGGCTTTGTATTTGCCCGAAATCTTCTCTGGATCAAGATTCACGCCAACAGAAGAGTTGATGTAATTAACCACACGATTCATTTCTTTGGGCGCGTAATACTTTGTAGCTGTTGGAGTTGATTGATCGGGCCGATAATCTGGATTAATCTCTTGCACACAAGCATAAACCGCCCGCCATTCGCGACTCAATCTTTTAGCTTCCGCACCAAAAATCTCTTGCGTCATCCAAATAATTGTCTTGTCTTCGGCCATCCATAGTTCAATCTGGCGCTTATTTTCTTCCGTCAACGTGATAACGTCCTCGCGCACAGGATTATGCTTCGTTTTATAGCGGAAACCCTTTTCGGCCATAAACTTTCGCACAGCAATACCTTCAATATCGCGGCCATCTTTTTTATCGTTGCCAGTAACGAGTTTCGTCAAAAGATTAACGTCTGTAACCCCTTTGCCAAAGTTGTCAGTGATTAACTGCTTTTGGTTATCGTCTAGGGGGTATTCTTTTTTCTTGGGGGTTGCCATATTATTTTTTGCCGAAAAGAACTTGACCTTCTCGTTTTACGACAGATTTGTAATTTCTTACACTCTTGCTACTATGGAATTCGTTGTTTAAGGTTTTGCACATATGTTTGTATGTGGGAAATGCGCCGTTGGCAGAGCCATACCAGTATTTTAGCAGTTCATCTTCTTCTGATTTCCAAGGAATCATGGCCAATATTCCGCTATATCACTTTCTGCGATGATTCGTTTCGCTTCTTTAGATAAAGAGTCCCGATGAGCGGCGAGAATCTTCTTTTGCCCGCCCTTGTTTCTGCCGCGAAGTCTTAAAACTAAAGCGGCCTCATCTTCTGGAACATTGCCAATGAATAAAATCTTAAATGCCTCAAACCTTTTGGGCATCATATGTTTCTCCAATTCAACCAACACGCGCCGCATTGTCTCCTCGAAATTAATTGAGTCGTCTATTTTGTTATTAACCTCTTGCGCGTGATGCTCTAACTCCAAAGGCATTTTTGCATGATAGCCATACTTCTTTGTCTTGCTCCACTTCTCGTAGAGTGGGCATTCTTCGCATTGGAGGTTGCTAGGAGTTTCGGCGCAACCTTCTTCGCCCACAGAAGACTTGCATTGCACACATGGGCGGGCGTGACTCGTATAAAGATTGCGAAATTGGTTGTAAATCTGATTGCTGGCAATGCGCTGAACCCACGGTTCGAGTTTGCGCGTTTGATCCCAGAGATGCCACTTTTTAGCAATATGGGCGCGAATAATTTGGGCAATATCCTCCCAGTCAATCCAACGAAGAATACCCAGCGTCCACTTTCGGCGGCGTTTGTTTAGTTCTTTTTCGATCCTATCTGAGCAGTCTTCGTATTGGAGCATTAGATTTTGCGGGGTTTGAATCTTTTGGCGATTGTTCCGCCGCTTTCAGTAAATGAGAATGAGTTTAGCGTTTGAACGTATTTCTCGTCGTCATCAGCGCCAGAAATGCTAACCTCAAGGCCGCTTAGTTCTGGAACGACAAAAACATTAGAACCATCTTCGCTGTCGTCATCAATTTGGTGGGAAGCTTTGGCCGTTTTAGTTGTAGTCGTCAAAGTGTTTAACGATTGGCCGCAACTTGCACAAAACTTCGCAATTGCAGATGGAGCTTTCGTCCCACATTCGGGGCAATACTTATTGGTCATGCTTAATATTAACCCGCTATTACACTAAATAGCTATAAATATTAGACCGCAACTGCTTTGCCGATGTAACTGGTAGTTTCGCCCTTTTCATTTTGAATGGCGGAAACGATGATGCGAAGCTTAATTTGGTGATTGTGAGCGTTTGTGAATTCGACTATATCTTCAAATTCGCAACCGTCTTGGAAGGCGTTTTCCCAGATTTTTGAGTATCGGGCCAACTCTTCTGTTTTGATAAACCTCTTCCACGAATGCCCTAAAAGTTCATTTGTGCCGCAATCCAAGAATCGGGCGTAAGTTCTATTGGCCCAAGTGTTTCTTCCGTGAGAATCGCAGAAGAAATATCCATTGGTTGAATCATTAAGTAAGGCCGACTGACGACTATCGCTAGCAACTTGACGCTCTTCGATGCGTTTAATTGCATCAAAAATAGAAGACCCGCCGTTCTTTGTGAGCTTGTCCCTAACGAAATTGGTCAACTCTACGACAGACTTTTTTACGTCGTCTATTTCCTTTCGTCCCAAATCTACGGCTAATTTGTTTTCGGCCATTTCAGATTCTAGCTTTCGCGCCAGTTTAACCCAGCGCCAAAAGCATTGGAATGGCTTGGCTAAGAGAAGTAACAGCTTCCAAATGAACGCTAACACTTCCCTATACTTGAAGATAAACATGAAAATCGCCGTGCCAGATGCGACGATTTGGGCAATGTATGGGATTAGTTCCTGTTGATCCATGTTATTGATTACAGGAGATTAGGGAAAATACCTAGAGTATTATGGAAATTATAGTTATTTAATAATATCCAGCTTTTCAAGAACAAATCGGCAGAATCCACTCCTCACAATATCGGTCTTTTCATGCAGTTCATAACAAAATACTCCATTTTCCTTAGAGTTATCGTCATTAAAAATATCAAATAGCTTTCGGAAACCAGCTTTTGATCCAATATCGTTTTGGTGTTTTGAATCGCCGACTAAAAAAATCTTTGTGAATTCGCCGCACCGCGTTAGGAGGAGGGTCAAATCATCCGCGCTCATAGAGGATGCCTCATCTACGATAATAGCCTTGCAATTCCAAGATTTACCACGAACAAAGCCAAGGGGAATAGCATCAACTCTTTCTTCTGACTTGAGTATTTCTATCTCAGATGGAGGAAGAAGCTCGTCTAGTTTGTCGTAAACGATAGAAGCATATGGAGACATCTTTTCAGAAAGCTCTCCTTTGAGGAAACCGACTTTTCCAGTTGTAGAACTTTCTACTGGATTGCGAACATAAATGATCTGATCGACCTTCTTTTGATTCAAAAGTTTGAGGGAAGCTAACACCGCCAGAAATGTTTTTCCAGAGCCGTAAATTCCATCAATAAATATAGCCTTAGTATCTCTATTAATGGCCGTCTTCAAAATCTCAATCTGCTTTTCCGTTAAATCATTCCTTTCTCGAATGTGAAGCTCTTGGGAGAGCTTTTCGCGTTGGAATACCTTCGGGGATTTATCTATGCCTTTTTTAACCGAGAGTTTTTTGCTCATGTTGGATATGTAATATATTACATCTAGACGGCGGAATCCTCTCCGAATATTCTAGTTTTGGCGATATTGTAGTATTTTTCGTCCTTTTCGATGCCAATAAATTGCCGCCCAAGATTTGTGGCCGCAAGACAAGTTGTTCCGCTGCCAACAAATGGATCGAAAACCAATTGCCCCTCAAAA